AGACAAAAGTTTATACGCATTTTTTAATGATAATGCGACACCCATAGGATCTACTTTGGCAATAGCTTCTGGCAGTTTCATGCCAGGTGGAGCAGCAGCAACAGTTGGTTTGTCCGCATTTGGGGCAAATTTAGATCGTGATGTTGATACCGCTGGTTTACCTTCATCATTTTTAACAAATACAGCGTCACCGTATTTGGTATTAATATCAAGTTTTTTACCACCTAATGGAAGATTATGTGGGCCTTTGGCATGGGCTCCTGCAAACGCGAAAAGATCAACACCGTATTGTTTTGGATCTAAATTATCTTTTCCATCTTTATCTGGGGTTTGTTCAACTGCCATTATACATCACTCCTTATTTGGGCATGCCGCCACGTGCGAATGATCCAAATATAACTGGATATTGCTGTGCAGTGTCATTTTTTAAAAACGATACGATTACTCTTGATCCCACCAAAAGACCAGTGGGCATAGTTCCTACCTTACCTGTTGCGGCAGATGTAGATGGCTGCAATGGGAGCGCCCATGGCAAATCGGCATCTTTAATTGTTTTTTCATCATCATGGAGACCATAAATTCTAATTTGAACTCGGCCAGATTTTAAAGGATCCATAATGTTACGTACTTCCGCTGCATGAAAATCAGCCATTTGTATCACCCTCTTTGTATGAACCTTTAACAACTCTCAATACCATTGTATACCTCGGCTCTTGACCAAAAGGTTTAATTTTATGTCTAATAGCAACAACTAAAGCTTTACCATTAATTTGTGGCTCGCCTTTTTCATTATCGCTATTAGACTTTTTAGGAATATCTAATTCTATCATAGAGCCCAGTTTAATTTTCGTATTACCCATAATTTCTAACTCAGCTGAATTTTGTGCTAGATATGCAAGAAAAGCGGCACGATTTTTCTTAGCATCAGCAACATATGTATCTTGTTTATTATTAGATGGATCATTTACTGTATGCGAAGGCACAGATTTGGTATCTTTTGGCGCTATAGGGCCAGTTTTATCTGCTAAATCATAATTTGCAAGCTCTTTAGGTGGAACGCTATGTACTTTACCTGTAACCAAATTATATGTTCTTTCATTTGGCTTTGTTGAAGATCTAACAGGTGTAAAAAATGTAGATGATGGTTTAAACCACATAATAGAATTTGCACGTTCAGTATCACCTGCACCACCAGATGATAATGTTGTTGTTTGATTTAGTTTTACAACTGGACCTTTTTTAAATAATTTTTCAAATGTGGTAAATACATATTTTTCAGTAGAACCACTTTCAACATAAGTTACAAAACAGGAAGATTTACTAGATGAAGAAACGTGTTCATGGTTTAATGTTCGATAAACATCTAAAAAATGCGAACTACCAAATACTAATCTTCTTACACCTTTAGTTTGCTCTTGAATATCTATAGTTTTTTCAGTTTTTAAAAAATCTTTAAGTAAATTTTTAAGCGTTTCACTAGTTTGTTTAGGACCACCAGTTTCAACAAAATTACCTTGCGCTTTACCCATTTCTGGTGATACGAATTGTAAATCATATTTTTTACTGTGCATAGATCCAGTAGCTTGCATTGAACCATCTTGTCCATTTACATTGTTATGAAGTTTCAACTTGAAAGTAATTTGTGCACCATCAACAGGTCCAAATGTTAAAGTAACATCTTCTTTACCACTTATTTTATTTTTACCAATAACATCATTATAATCATTGATACGTGCTTCGCCCACCGGCCCGAGCGGATTTAGAATATCTTCGTATATATTAAACCCAATCAAACTTACTACAGAAGGATCGTTAACATCCATACCACCAACAGTAAATGTTTTTATTTTAACTTCACCAGCTGCCATTATGTATTTCTCATTAGATCTGTTAAATTATTAACAACCGTTGTTGTATATCTACTATCCAATAGACGAACTGTTTTATTGTATTCGTTTTTTTGGCGTTCAAATTCATAATACGTAACAGGAGCATAAAACTCTTCTTCTTCCTGGTCAATAGGATTTGACAGAAGTGAAGAAGTAGTAAATACAGTATTCACATTACTTTCTGTACCATAGATATAACTGTTACCAGTGATCGGATTACCCGTATTAGCTAACACATAACCGGATACGTTTTTAATATAAAGAACGTTATTATTAGAAAGTACTTGTCCAGCACCGGTGTGGTTAACATCAAATACTATTTTTACAATTTCGTCTAAAATAAATGCAGTATTTGATACACTATAAGATACAATTTTATTGGTATTAATTGTCCAATCTTTTTGTTTTCTTTTATATGCTGATATATTATTATTAAAACCATATACTGGTTCATAATAAATTTGTTGTTTAGCTGTTAATGAGTTAAATCTAGAAATACTGATATTTTCTTGATCTGTCCAATTGTTCGTATAATGCATAACTTTAGAAGCTGCAGCTTCTACAGAATTATATTTGCTAATAATAAAATTATCGAATTCGTCTTGTTGAAGATGCCATTCATAATAGGGATCAACAATTTTATTAGACAAATAAATTAACCAACTTTTATAAGAATCATCATAATAATGATTGCTTATCTGGTCTGCTCTTTCTGAATCGCTAATATCATATGGATAAAAAACAAATGGATCATTATATACAATATCTTTCATAACAACACGAGCAGTTATATCAACCGCTGCGACATTACTATATTGTATAATTGGGAATTTATCAAAATATTTATCTTGCGACATTTTTATACCTTGTTATTTAAAATCTTCCTGAGTCCAAAGTTCAATTTCTTTGAATGAAACAGTTAAATTTACTACAGTTGGCGAACCATCTTTAAAAAACGAAGGCCCACCTCCACCGGAGTAATCGACCTGCACAGCAGCCACAGCACACGGTTTAATTTTGAAAGTGAAATAATCATTTGGCATAAATTTAATTAAAGCAATTTGTGGATATTGATATAATGTACGTGCTGCCGCTAAAGATGGTGACGAATTAAATTTAAAATATCGTATAATTGCACGTACAGTTTCCGTTTCTTGTGGATCGTGTGGTGTAAATGTCCATGAAAATGTATGTTCTTTAAAATTAGGAGATTTAAATAACATCCATAAAAAAGGATTTATAGCAAGTCCGACTTCAGCACCAATTATTTGTGCACCGGAAGCAATTGCATTTGCGACATTTCCGACCGTGCCAGCAGTTCTTTGTCCAAAAGTTTGAACAAGTGCACTACCTGCCATTGAAGTTGCCGAAACAGCTTCCCAATTTAATGTATGTGACTCGTTAATTTTTTTCGGTAATGGCAGGGTCATACCACCTTGTGGGACCCTTTTTTCTCCACCATCGTCAGTAGATTTAGGAGTATATTTAATGAATTCAATTTGTGTATAAAATTGTCTACCATTGGCTATCAAATCCCCTGGATATGTCAAGTTTCTTTTGCCAGCAGTAGGTTTTGTGGGTAGTATTGGTAGCCGAGCCATCTAATTCCTTATGATCTACTAAATATCTGCAACGAGTATTTATTATGGAAATTGATATATGTTGTACCAAGGTAAATATAAACCAAAAAATCCTAAAAAATACAAAGGCGACCCATCAAATATTATTTATCGTTCTGGATGGGAACTTAAATTAATGATTCGTCTTGATGAAGATGCACAAATTGTTTCTTGGGGATCAGAAGAAATTGCGATCCCGTATATATCACCTCTTGATAACAGGATACATAGATATTACCCAGATTTCCTTGTTACTAAAATAAATAAAGATGGTATTAAAGAAACAATGGTAATCGAAGTAAAACCTTCAAAACAAACTAGACCTCCGAAAACAAGAAGTCGTGTTACCAAACAATTTATCGCCGAGGTTAAAGCTTGGGGCGTAAATGAAGCTAAATGGAAATCAGCTGCTGAATACTGTAAAGATAGAGGCTGGTTATTTGTAATATTTACCGAAAAAGAATTAGGAATAAAATACTAATGTATCTATTTCAAAATATGAACGAATCTAAAAAAAATATATCTTCTCGAGACGTTGATGATGCCGGCAAATGGTTTGCCGATCAGGCAGAACAATTGAATGGTAAATCAAAAAATCCATTTAATATGTTTAAAAGTGTAGGCGTTCCTACCATCGGTAAAATGTATCTTTTTATATATGATCCAAAACATAAAGCAACATTACCATTTTATGACATGTATCCATTGGCGTTCCCATTTGAATTTAAAAAAGAAGGGTTTTTAGCTCTGAATATGCATTATTTGCCACCAAATTCAAGAGCAGCTCTTATGCAATCTTTATACAGTATTGCCAACAATGATAAATATAACGCTTCGACAAAACTTAATATTTCATATGCAATATTAAAACAATCAGCAAATCGTTTTTCTGGATTTGAAAATTGTATTAAAAGTTATTTGTTTGGGCAGTTAAAAAGTTCATTTCGCTATGTTAATCCTGCAGATTGGGATAAAGCTTTGATGTTACCTCTACAAAGATGGGTTGTTAACCCTGACAAAAAATATTCTTCAAAAGCTGCACCGCCTTACTAGGATCAGATATGCCATTTAATATAGCTACTTTTAAGACAACAATATCTGGAAATGGTTATTTACCATCAAATAAATTTCAGGTATTTGTTACGCCTCCACCAATATTACAAAATAGCTCTGTTAATAATTTAGGTACGCCTGAATTAATATCTAATATTGCCCGTGATCTTTCATTTCGTATCGATCAAGTAAAAACACCTGGCATCACTCTATTAAATGCTGATGTTAATCTTTATGGTATTGGACCTTCTCAAAAACAACCAATGAATGCCCAATTTGGTGAAAATAGTTTCAGTATTTTATCGGATGGGTATGGATATATTTGGCAATTTTGGCATAATTGGGTAAGAAATGTTTTTGAATTTACCGGTACTTCTTCGGCAAGAGTTGGCACAGCCAGCAAAGTTCCAACATATACATCCAATTATAAAAGTGAATATGCTTCAACTATGCAAATTGTTATGTATGACATGTTTGGAAACGCTATTCAAAAAATTAATATGTTCGAAGCTTTCCCCGTCGCAATTCGCGAAAACTCTTTAAACTGGGGTGATAATGGGAATCTTATAAGATTAAATATTAGTATTGCGTATTCTGAATATAATATCGAAGGAACTGAAATTGAAAATCAGAATAATCAACAACAAGGCTTCCCTGGTGGAGCGCAACGAGATGGTGCACGTATTATTGCACCTTGATTAATATAATGGAGTTATACTATGTCTTTACCTAAAATCGACTATCCTTTACATACTATCAAAGTACCTTCACTTAATAAAAATTTTAAGTTTCGACCATTTTTAGTTAAAGAAGAAAAAATTCTTCTTATGGCAAAAGAAAGCGAAAACGAAGCTGATATTTTGGCAGCAATTAAACAAATTGTTAACAACTGTAGCATTGACAATGCATTTGATGTAAATAAAATAGCAGTATTTGATCTTGAATATGTATTTTTAAAGTTACGAGCAGTTTCTGTCGATAACATTGTTAAGCTATCATATAAAGATTACGAAGATAATGAAGATTATAGTTTCACTATAGATTTAAACGATGTCAAAGTTGTAAATCCAGATAAAATTGATTATAACATTAAAATTACAGATAAGTCTGGTATTGTAATGCGTTATCCACCAGCGTCGCTTTATGATGATGAAGAATTTCTTAAGCTTGATAAAGACTATATGTTCGAACTTATTATTCGATGCATCGACAAAATTTATTACGAAGATAGCGTTTATGAATCTAAAAATTAT